TACTACGTTGTAGGTTATAAGGGTTCTTCACCTTATGACGCTGGTCTCTTCTATTGTCCTTATGTTCCTCTCCAAATGGTTCGTGCCGTTGGTGAGAACAGCTTCCAGCCCAAGATTGGCTTTAAGACCCGTTACGGTCTTGTTGCTAACCCATTCGCTGAAGGCACTGACCAAGGTCTCGGAAGACTCCGCGTTAACGCTAACCGCTACTACAGAAGAGTCGCTGTTAAGAACCTCATGTGATCTATTTCACATAAATTCATTAGAGAGACCCGAAAGGGTCTCTTTTTTTATCTAAATACTTAAAAAACGATGTCTTCCAAACAGATTGAAAATAGAAATTTTCTTTCGTCAGTTAATTTTAAATTATCATTGAACCGAACACCTAAGGTTGCTTTCTTTTCCAATCAAGTTTCAATACCAGCAATCTCATTGGGTGTAGCAATACAACCAAATTACCTGAACGATATACCAGTACCAGGTGATAAAATGGTATTTGAGGATTTCACATTGAGATTTTTAGTTGATGAGAATTTGGAAAATTATATGGAAATTCAGAATTGGATAAGAGGTCTTGGGTTCCCAGAAAGTTTAAAAGAAATATATGATTTTCAAAATTCAAACGAATCATTCGAACAACCATTTAAATCAGATTTAAATCTATATTCTGATGGAACTTTGATTGGATTAAATAGTGGACTTAGATTTAACTTCCAAGTTAAATTCAAATCAATGTTTCCAACATACTTGTCCCCACTAGAATTTGACGCAACAAATACAGATACTCAATACTTCACAGCAGATGTAACATTTAAGTATTTGGTGTATAATATCTTAGATAAGAATGGAAATCCATTAACCTCCGAATGAACTTATAATAATTATGAATATTGATTTAGATACAATTCAGTTAATGTGGGAAAAAGATTCCAAAATGGATATTGATAATCTACATACAGAATCTTTAAATATTCCCATACTTCACGCAAAATATTTTGATTTATACAATACTATCAATTTGCTGAAAAAGAAATCTGAGCAGCAAAAGAAAAAGATAAGGCACGAAAAATACGAATACTTTACTGGGAAAGCAGACCCCGATGTTTACGTGGAGAATCCATTCCCTAAGAAAATTAGAGATAAAGAAACTCTACAGGGATACTTAGACTCTGATGAGAAACTTTCCCAAGTAGCACTAAAAATTGAATATTATGAAACCCTACTAAATTATATTGAAAGCATTTTAAAAATGATTCAAAACAGAACATATCAAATCAAAAATGCGATAGAATTTGTTCGGTTTCAGTCTGGATTGGGGTAAATAAATACTCATAGCAATAACAATGTTATGAGTGACGTAATTATTGAAAAGAAAAATGAGGTTTACTTAAAGTTAGATTGTGAACCTCATATTTTGTATGAACTTCAACCATACTTCACTTTTGAAGTAGAGTCTGCGAAATTTATGTCCCAGTATAGAAGCAGGCACTGGGATGGAAAAATTCGTCTACTAAGCACTCATACTGGAGAGATATATGCAGGTCTTCTTCCTAAGGTAATTGATAAGTTAGAAAATCACAATTACAAGTATCAATTTAAAGAAAATAAATTTTACGGACAACCATTTGAGATAAACGAAAATATCTCATATGAGGGTGTGAAAGATTATATGAATTCTATTTGTACTCATTCTCCACGGGAGTATCAAGTAGAGGGAGTATACGACGCTCTGCGACATAACCGAAAATTGCTGATATCACCCACAGCCTCAGGAAAATCCTTGATGATTTATTCCCTTGTACGGTATTACGTAGATAAAGGGCAAAAAATTCTCTTAGTTGTTCCGACGACATCTCTTGTAGAGCAGATGTACAAGGATTTTTTAGACTATGGTTGGGATGCTGATTCATATTGCCACCGTATCTATTCGGGTAGAGAAAAGACTAATGAATATCCAGTTACAATTACTACTTGGCAATCTGTCTATAAATTAGAACGTTCATTCTTTGAGGGTTATAATGTCATTATAGGAGATGAAGCACATTTGTTCAAGAGCAAATCTCTGATTGAGATTATGACTAAACTTCATCATGCAAAGTATCGTTTTGGTTTTACTGGAACCCTTGATGGAACACAAACTCATAAGTGGGTTCTGGAAGGATTATTTGGTCCATCATATAAAGTAACAAGAACTGATGAGTTGATGAAGCAAGGTCATCTTTCTCAGTTAGATATTCGATGTCTTGTTCTTAAACATCAACCACAGAAGTTTGAAACTTATGAAGATGAGATACAATATTTAATCTCTCATGAACAAAGGAATAAGTTTATAACTAATCTCTCTTTAGATTTAAAAGGAAATACTCTTGTTCTTTTTAGTCGTGTTGAATCACATGGAGCAATACTCTACGAAAAGATAAATAGCAATAAGCGAGATGATCGTAAAGTATTTTTTATTCATGGAGGTGTTGATACTGAACAAAGAGAATTGGTTAGAGAAATTACGGAAAGAGAGTCTAATGCAATTATCGTTGCTTCTTATGGAACTTTCTCCACAGGTATTAACATCAAAAACTTACATAATGTGATATTCGCTTCTCCAAGTAAATCTAGAATTAGAAATCTTCAATCTATTGGTAGAGTTCTTAGAAAAGGAAAAAATAAAACAAAAGCAGTACTATATGATATCTCAGATGACTGCACATATAATTCGAGAAAAAACTATACTTTAAATCATTTAATTGAGCGAATTAAAACTTATAATGAGGAGAACTTCAATTACGAAATAATCACCATACAACTTAAGAAAGCATGATCGAAGAAGATTTTTACTGTACTGTTAAATTAAAAACAGGCGAAGAACTATTTGCTAAAGTAGCAGCTTCAGAAGAAGAAGATAGGACATTCCTAATCGTATCAAGTCCTATTATTGTATCTGAAGTAAAAAATAGAACAGGAACTGTTGGATATAAACTTGAACCATGGTTAAAAACAACCACGGAAGATATGTTCATTATTAATATTGAAGACGTTATAACTCTCTCCGAATCTTCTGATATAGAAATGATAAACATGTATCAAAACTATGTTAGGGAATATGCAAGAAAGAAAAATAAAGAATCCAAATTGAGTCGTAAGATGGGATATATCTCTAATGTTAATGATGCTAAAGAGATTCTAGAGAAGCTTTATAAGAAAAGCTAAGTTATAACTTTTCAACCTCGACAAAGGTTATTATACAGAGTTTGAGATACCTTGTCAACCATTTGTTTACGTGGTATAATTTATACATAATAATGATAAAAACTTATGATAACCACAGCAGTCATGACCAAGAGAAAGAGGTCAGAACATTACGTCAACAATAAAGAGTTTCTTGCCGCTCTAATTAAGTATCGCGAAGATAAAGAAATCGCACAAATCCAAGGAAAACCAAAACCTCCCATTCCTCGCTACATTGGAGAGTGTTTTCTGAAGATTGCTAATCACCTTTCCTTCAAACCAAACTTCGTGAACTATATGTTCAAGGAAGATATGATTTCTGATGGTATTGAAAACTGTGTGCAGTACATTCACAATTTTAATCCTGAGAAGTCACAGAATCCTTTCGCATACTTTACTCAAATCATTCACTACGCTTTCCTTCGCCGCATTCAAAGAGAAAAGCGTCAGTTAGAAATAAAAAACAAAATCCTAGAGAAATCTGGATATTCTGAAGTCTTCGAAGACAATAGTATTGACGGATCTAACTACAGCGACTACAATAGTATCAAAGACAATATCCATAGTAAACTTCGGTATTGATGAAAGTCGCTATTATCACCGACCAGCACTTTGGTGCGAGAAAGAACTCTAAACTCTTTCACGACTATTTTCTAAAGTTCTACAATGATGTGTTTTTCCCGACGCTGGAACAGTACGGGATTACTACAGTCATTGATATGGGCGATACATTTGATAGTCGTAAGGGAATTGATTTTTCAGCATTGTCTTGGGCAAAGAATAATTACTATGACCGTCTCCAAGAAATGGGAGTGAAGGTCCATACGATTGTCGGTAATCATACGGCTTACTATAAGAATACTAATGATGTAAATGCTGTGGATTTATTGCTTCGTGAGTATGATAATGTAACTGTATATTCAAAACCAACTGAAGTTAAATTAGATAAACTCAACGTACTTTTTATACCATGGATTAATCAAGAAAATGAGGAAACTACTCTCAAACTTATTCAAAAGACAACTTGCTCGTGTGCGATGGGGCACCTTGAACTCCAAGGATTTAGAGTTAATAACCAAATCATCATGGAGCATGGTTTGGAGAGCAAACTATTTGAGAAGTTCACCCGTGTCTACTCGGGACACTATCACACTCGGTCAGACAATGGAGTAGTATTTTACTTAGGTAATCCTTATGAACTGTATTGGAATGACCTAAACGATAAAAGAGGTTTTACTATCTTTGATACTGAAACTTTAGAGCATACTCCAATTAATAATCCATATAGAATGTTTTACAACATTTACTATGAGGATACAAACTATCAAACCTTTGATGCTAGAGAATACGAAAACAAAATTGTAAAAGTAGTAGTTCGTAAAAAGACAGACATCAAAAGGTTTGAAAAGTTTATTGATAAACTTTACTCTTCAAATATTGCTGAACTTAAAATCGTAGAGAATTTTGAGGTTCAAGGTTCTGAAGATTTTGAGGCATTTGAATCTGAAGATACTCTCTCAATTTTGAATAGATATATTGAAGAGTCTGAAGTAAGTCTTGATAAATCACTCATACAAAAATTACTTCAGGAAGTGTATCAAGAGGCATGTGAGTTAGTTTAAAATGTTTATATTGACTATTAGTGGGAGAGAAACTGAGGGAGCATATTCCGTAAGAAATGAAGACGGGGAACAAATTCTCTATTTGTTTCAGGAAGAGGACGATGCGGTTCGATATGCTATAATGCTAGAAGAAGAAAATTATCCAGAAATGCATGTGATTGAAATTGAAGATGATGTTATTATAGAAACATGCGAACTTCATGGATATCAGTATGCAGTAATAACTCCAGATGATATTGTAATTCCTCCAGAAATTGATCATGATTTTATTTAAGACTATAAAGTGGCGTAATTTTCTAAGTACCGGACAGCAATTCACCGAACTAGATTTTACAAAAAATAGTACAAACTTAATCATTGGATCCAATGGTGCAGGAAAGAGTACTGTGTTGGATGCTTTGTGTTTTTCTTTATTTGGGAAACCATTTCGCAAAATCAATAAACCACAACTTATCAACTCTGTAAATGATAAAGATTGTAGAGTTGAAGTTGAATTTTCTGTTGGTAAAGTTGACTGGAAAGTTATTCGTGGAATTAAACCTGCTGTATTTGAAATTTGGAGAGATGATAAACTTTTAGACCAAGCATCTGCCGCTCTGGACCAACAAAAGTGGTTGGAGCAAAATGTTCTAAAGATGAACTATAAGTCTTTTACTCAGATTGTAATTCTGGGTTCTAGTACTTTCGTTCCTTTTATGCAACTTTCTGCATCTCATCGTCGTGAGGTAATTGAAGATTTATTGGATATTAAAATCTTCTCTTCAATGAATATGGTAATCAAAGATAAGATTCGTTTGATTAAGGATGAAATCAAAACTCTTGAACTGAAGAAAGAGTCTCTTAATGATAAAGTTCAAATGCAGCAGAACTTTATTGAAGAACTTGAAAATCGTGGAAAAGATAATATCAATAACAATAATCTAAAAATTTCTGATTTAGATAAGGAAATAGAACAATATACACAAGAAAATGAGTCTGTAGAAGAACCTCTTAGAGCACTTATTCGTGAGCAAGATGCAATCACTGGATATGCTGAAAAACTTCGCAAGTTAGGAAACCTTAAAGGAAAAATCTCCCAGAAAGTATCTACAATTACTAAAGAACATAAGTTCTTTACGGAAAATTCGGTATGCCCTACATGTACTCAACCCATCGATGAAGAGTTTAGGATAAATAGGATCAACGACGCTCAAAATAAAGCAAAAGAGTTGCAGTCTGGTTATAAAGAACTAGAGGAGGCAATTAAAGAGGAAGAGGAGCGAGAGCGTCAATACAACTCTCTAACGAAGGAGATTTCGAAATTAACGAATGGCATTTCTCAAAACAATATTAAGATTAATGGATTGCGGAGACAAATCCGAAATCTTGAATCTGAAATTCAAGTTCTTACCGAGAACCTTGCAAACCGAAATTCTGAACATGAGAAGTTAGAATCCTTCAAAGACAATTTAAAAACTACATACGACGAACTCGCTTCTAAAAAAGACACAATCAACTATTACGATTTTTCGTATAGTTTGCTCAAAGACGGTGGAGTAAAATCCAAAATCATCAAGAAGTATTTGCCTCT